CCCTGCGTACTGATGACTCAGGCACCCACACACGCCCAGCTTTAATGATGTTTGCCACGATCGACAGCCGCTGGACTTTGTCAGCTCTGCCTGGGTTATATGCATGGACTGGCAGATGGGCACGTTGCAAGTCTTGTATAAGACTTATCCCGGCTGACTTGTCCTCGACTAGTACGAGGTCAACCAGCTTGCGGTCTCGACCCTCGCCATAGACGACCTCATACTCCTCCAGCACCTTGGGTCGAAGGTCAGGGTATTGAAGGTGTTCCTGCCAACAGTCAAGGATGAGCACTGACATTCCGCCATCCAATGGTTTGAATACCGCCATGGTGATCGAGCCAGTCGGATCGTTATAGGTCTTGTCACTGGTCGCACAGTCGTATGACTGGATGACGTACTCGAACTTGGGGAACTTCTTACCATCAGGCCATAGTCGGAACCATTCACGCTTGACGATGCCTCCCTCTTCAGGGTCGATGATCTCTGCGTGGATCTCTTGGCGGCCTAGGTTCGTGCCCTCATACTGAAGGATCTGTTTCTGAAAGGATGGGGCGAGGTTCTTGATGTTGACGTAGGTCGATGCCTTAGTCACCGTCACGTCGTCACCTTCCCGGTGGAGCAGATCCATGATTAATGGTTTTGGTTTGGGTGTGGTAGAGCACAGTATCTTGGTGCCACGCTTACCTATCAGACGTACCGAGAACTGGATCATGTCCCACGTCTCTTGCAGGTAATCCCATGCGGCGAGCTCATCTAGCCACGCTCCATGGTACTGACCACCACGATGACGCTCAGGCTCTGACGCTGGCACGCCAGTAATGATGGAGCCATTCCACAGCTTGAGCTGGTGCAGAGATTTGTTGTAGTCGACCACGAGCTCTTTAGGGATCACAGCCAATAAGCCGGATTCACCTTCAAAGCAGGTATTGCGTAAGTCTGAGCTGGTAGGAGCTGATACGAGCCAGCGAGTATTGGGCTCACTAGCCGCCCAATATCCCAGTGTCTCTGCTGATGTCCTAGTCTTGCCGGATCCTCGACCCCCAAGCATCAACCATATGTTCCAGTCGCCCGGTGGTTCCAGTTGGAACTTATGGGCTTTGGTATTCCATTTAGCACGCCACTCGAAGGTGATTTGTTCTCTAGGATCTAAGTTCTTGAACCTATCCCGTATATCAGGGCTTTTTAATAGCTCGACTATCGAGCTCATTGCCCATCTTGCCTAGACATAGAGTAATGCTTCAAGAGCTCATCGAATACATCGAATTGACCCTCAACTCTGATCGGGGCATTAGGATCTCCTGCCATTTCCATACGAGCAAGCTTAGGCACATGGTATTCAACCACGCTTTGGAACATGTCGAATGCTTTGGCTGGATTAGGTGGGACAACATACTTGCCCTCTTCATCCTTCACACCGTCAGCAACCCTATCAAGCCACTGAGTGAGCCTAGGAGCGTTTTGATCTACGAATAGGGCTATGGCTTGTCGTGCCTCTCCCGTAGCCTTGTTGGGCGTTCCCAGTGCTCTACCGCCTGTTTTCTTTCCTTCAGCCATGATTAACGCCTCTAAATCCATCTAATTTAGATAATACGTTAGCATACGCTGACTTTAATAATGCTGTATTCATATCTATCCTTCCACACATAATTTCAGTGCATTGTATGAAGGATAGTGTAATCCATAATTATGGTTCCGGTAAATCAATCCAGTCTTGTTTTGCCATCCAATTTAGTTGGTCTAAGGTGTGTTCGGGATTGACAGGGCTAACTCAACACCTAGGGCAACCGCTAAAAGTATTGCTATTAGATAGTCTCTTACTGTGTTATTGCTCACTCTTTACTCCTATTATTTAATGGGAAAGGACAGTCTTTTTGTATACATGTCGCTTCATATAGCCTGTGCCGAATAGTGTCAGCCCTTCCCCGTAGTCTTTAGTTGTTCTCTCTGTCTGCGATATCCATCTGCAAGATACGTTTCTCTGCCCATGCCCGGTATGACTTGAGATCTTTATTTTCTGCCTTGAGTTCATCAATCTGACCCTTTTGGTTCTTCATGATGCTTGAGGCCCTCTCGATCCAGTTGGATACTTCCTGCGGCATGTCAAACTTCTTTTCCACTGCCTTAGCTGGTTTCTTAACAGCAGGCTTTTCCGTCAGGATTGCCGCTTTCTTTACTGGTGCTTTAGTTGCCATGATGATCCTTAAGTTGGTTTCTACATTCTCTAATAACTGACTGGGGCACGTCTACTGCTGTTGGGTAGGATGCCATGCGGCAGTCATAGGTTACTTGCTCAACCATAAACACATCAGGAGCAAAAGCCAAGGCAAACACAGAGATAATAAACAATGAACCAATGATGATCCGATCGAGGAGCGACTCCTCCTGTACCTTGTAGACATTCATGCCTCCTCCACTGTGATTTTGTATTTCTTACCATAACGATCTTCTACGTTGATGGTCTTCTTGGTTGACTGGAACTGGCCTTGTGGGCCAAGGTCGTATTGAGGGCGGCTTACGCTACCAAGCAGACGCTTGTACTTGTCGTCCTCTGCCTTCATCTCTTTGCTAATCAATTCAGCAATGTAATCACAGTAAGCCATGAGGCTTGTGGCTTCTTGGAAGGCTTTGTTGGTCATCTCTGCCATTGTTTTGAAATCGTTTGTCATGATTAATTCCTTGTTAAATTATTTGCCCGACCACTTTTTAATATATCTTTTGATTTTGTTGTAATCAGATTTCGATACTGTTTCGCCGTTGTATTCACGCTCACCTTCATCAACTAAATCAATTTCGTGTTGTGCTCTAAATACCATATGATCAATGCTCTCAGGCATATCACAAGGATCAATCATTACTTCAGGAAGATTGCAATATTCTTCGTATGCTTTGTTATAAAGTTTGTTGTCCATTTTCAATTCCTTAATAAACCTGCTTGTTGCAGTAAGTAAGACTATAACACAAAGTTAGATTCTTGTGTCAACATTTATTTATCTAGGTGTTTTCCCTAATGCTTTGCCCTATCCATTTCATCACTGGAACTGCCATAGAGCGTCCTAGAGCGTTATATCGCTTTGCTATGCTTGGATTGCCTACATTCGTCCAATTATCTGGAAATCCCTGTAATCGCTCTGTTTCCACTGGTGTAAGCCTTCTGACCTGATATTTGTTGGCAATTGCGTGCACGCCAGTGGCATTGAGGGTATAGCAGGTTTCTTTGCTTATCCCATCCCCATTGCCACCGTTATGTACCTGCCTATCGATCACATTTTCTGCTATGGCATAGGTAATTAGGTCAGTGGCTGATTTCCAGTCTCGGGCACTCACTGTAGACGCTACAGGGTTATCGGAATACTGAGCTATACCCTGACGGTCAAAAGTCTGTACAAAGGGCACTTTATTGCCTCCTGTACCCCATTTTGCAGTGATGGTAGGGAATACATCCACTTCCTTTATTCGAAAGTCTGACATGTGCTGTTCGTAGACGATTGGCTTTCTTCTGAAATTTGGGTCAAAGCTGTCGCTAAAGACAACGGAATTTTCTTCCCTCTTTTCTTCATTCGTTCCAACAACCTTCCGCAAGTGCTCGGCTTCAAGAAGTATCGGCTTTCGATTTCTCCAGTCTCCAGTATCGAGGAGAGCAAAGACTCTACGCCTCCGTTGCGGTACTCCGAACCATTGCGAGTCCAGCACTGCCCATTCGCACAATCCACTTGTTCCGCAGACAACGCCCTCATTTCCCCAAACAAGTCTGTCACCACTAAATTTGACCCCAACCAATGTTTCAAGAATTGTTCCAAAATCTTTTCCTTCCTGACTGACTAATGCACCGTAAACATTTTCCCAAAGCATAAATCTAGCACCACAATGCTCTTGGGCTAACCTAAATATTCTGACACCTTCAAAAAACAATCTACTGCTGTGATTAGTATCTTCCTTAATGGCATTTAAACCGAGTCTCTTGCCTGCCAAACTCATATCCTGACATGGAGATCCAAATACAACGATATCGATCTTACCGAGCTTTTTAATGGCTTGTGCATCAATCTTGAATACATCGCCTAAGTTTGGAGTATTAGGAAAATGATGTTTAAGCACTGAGGATTGGTAAGGCAGGATCTCTGCCAAACCAACGCATTCAAACCCTAGTGGTTCCCATGCTACCGATACAGCCTCGATACCCGAAAATAAACTAAGGTATCTCATTCGTTAGCCTCGATTACCCATCCTTCAAACTCACCAAATTTAAAAAACAATTTGCCATTGCGCTCTACTGGACGTTGTACTCCAAATAACGAAATTTCTTTTGCCACGATATCTTCTGTCGTTACAAATTTTTGCTTGAAATACATAGTCATACGTTTTATACAAGATGCAAAGTATCCTGAGCTATCAGCAACTTTATCTACAATGATGATAGCTCCTCCTTTACGCATTTTCTTTTGCAAGATTGATAGAAGATAATCACGCTCCACAACAGGCACAAACATTAAGGTTAAAAAGATTATTGCTACATCAAAGTTTTTATAGTTATAGCTTTCTGCATCAGAAACAACGATGGTTCCTACACCATTAAACTTTTTAACAAATGATCTATTGGGTTCTATAGATATTGCTTCAGCATTTCTTTCTTCAATCAAATCCTTCATCGCCAAAGTAATGTTGCCAGTGCTGGCACCGATATCGTAGATCAGTCCATGTTTAGTAGGAAGATATTGACGTGCCATAAATACAACTGCCTCAGTGACTAAGTCATACCAAGGCAATTGTTCTCTGACATGTTTATCAAAATCTAGGTTATCAAAAGACCAATCCATCATTGCCTCTGACTTGGTATGCGGTTGCGAATAGCTTCAGCTATCTCTTTGAGGCTCTTTTCTCCATTCCAATCTTCAACAATCTCAGCACAATCCATACGCTCTTTATGCATTGCTTCTTTAGTAGCCAAAATTGCCCAAGCAATAATTTCTGCTTTAGCCATTTCTAAAGCTTCATCGAACTCTTGCTGGGTGAACAATGTGATAGCTCCACCGCCCCCAAGTAGTTGACGTTG